CGAGAATACACTTGACGCGGATAGGGGCTGATTCGTAAGATCGTAGTAACTCGAACCGAGCGACCGCCAGACGGCAGCAGTTCGTTGCACACTGATTTAATCATTTCAGTGTCGGCGAACCGCTGCCGTCTTTTTCGTGCCGCATCTCGCCGACCTATCAAGGAGACGGCGAAATGTCACTGCAAGAACTGCAAGAAACACGAAACGAACTTGCTGCCAAGATCAAGGAACTGGCTGGCCGGCAAGGCGAATGGTCGGCCGAAGATAAGGAATCGTGGGACAAGGTCAACGACGAATACAACGCTGCTTGCAAGGAAATGGATGCGGCCCGCGCGGCTGACGGCATCCGGGCTCGAGCGGAAGAAGTCGCCGAGCATCAAGAGCGTTCTCAGTCCGAGCAAAAGCCTGGGTTTGACGACGCCAAACCGCAGGACCGAGCGAACTCGCCAGGGGTCACTGACGAGCATCGGCGGCTATCGCTTCAGGCTTGGCTGCGACACGCCAACGAACTCGAGGTGACCGAAGAGCATAAGGCAGCCTGTCGCCTGACTGGCATTAACTACCAGTCGAAAGGATTTGACGCGCGATTTAAGTCGCTCGACAACATCCGCGGCAACGGTATCTGGTCTCGCAGCGGTCGCCCGTTGATGCCCGAGCAGCGTGCCGGGCTGAATGTCGGCACCGCAGCGGATGGCGGATACACAGTGCCCGAGGGCTTCGTCAATGAGCTTGAGCGAGCCATGTTGGCTTTCAACGGCCCGCGACAGGTCTGCCGCATCGTGCGGACGGCAAGCGGCAATGATCTCCCCTGGCCGACTGTCGATGACACCAGCAACTCCGGCGCTCTGCTGGCGGAAGCGACAACCATCGGCGCGTCGGTAGATCCGACGTTCGGCGTGACGACGTTCAACGCCTACAAGTATTCCAGCAAGCCGATCCTGGTCTCCCAGGAGTTGCTTGAGGATACGGCGTTTAACCTCGGCGAAGTGATCGCGAGTCTGCTTGGTGAGCGACTGGGACGCGCCACGGCGGCCCACATGACGACCGGCACCGGCTCGAGTCAGCCAAATGGTATCGTGACGGCTGCGGGCACGGGCGTTACTGCTGCTTCGGCAACTGCCATTACCGGCGACGAGATCATTGACCTGGCGCACTCAGTCGATCCGGCCTATCGGGGCCTGTCGAGCGTCGGGTTCATGATGAACGATGCGATCCTCAAACTGGTTCGCAAACTCAAGGATGGCGATAGTCGCTATCTGTGGGAACCGAGCGTTCAGGCTGGCGTGCCTGACATGCTCTTCGGTTTCCCGGTTGTGGTTAATCAGGAAATGGCATCGGCTGCGGCGATCAACGCCAAGACGGTTCTTTTCGGCGCGTTCGAGAAGTATGTCATTCGCGACGTGTCGAACGTCCGTCTGCACCGACTCGAAGAGCGTTATCGAGACTTGGATCAAACCGGGTTTGTCGCATTCTCGCGGCATGATGGCGACACGATCCAAGCGGGTGCCCTGAAGTTGCTTGTTCAGGCTGCTGCGTAGTCAACTCGACAGGGAACCCGGCGACTGTGTATTGGGCGCAGTCGCCGGGCTTCTCCCCCCTTTGGAATCTACTATGCGAATTAAATTACTTGTCGGCCGGGCGGGCGATCGGTTCAGCAACGCCCCAGGCGACGTGATCGAGGTTTCGTCCGCTGAAGGGCAGCGGATGATTGACACGCAACAGGCGACGTTAGCCGAAGCGGTCGCACCAGAGACGGCAACAAAGCCTAAGCCGCGAAGACGAACCAAAAAGGCGGACTAGCGTGTACGGCGAAACACTCATAACCGCAGCCGCGACCGAACCGTTGACGATGGCGGAAGTCAAGACTCACCTCGGCCTGCCGTCCGCTAATAACGACTTCGACACCCAGATCACGTCGCTGATTGAAACGGCGCGGCGGTTCTTCGAGGAGAGCACAAACAGGCAAACCGTGACGGCTACATGGGATTTCACGTTCGACTCATTCCCTGTCGGTCGGCAGCCGTTGCTGATACCTCGCTCGCCGGTGCAGTCGATTACGAGCGTGACTTACACCGACGCGGATGGCGTTTCAACGACATGGTCTAGCAGCAATTACACGGTTGATGCCGCGAATGAGCCTGGCCGAGTGTTTCCCGTGTTCAACGAAGTTTGGCCGGTCGCTCGCGGCATTGAGGGTGCTTTGGTTGTGCGAGCGATCTGCGGATACGGGACGGCGGCGCAAGTGCCCGCCAGCGTCAAGGCGTGCATGCTGATGCTGATAGATGATTGGTTTAACGAGCGAGATGGCAGCGGCAAGATGGGCGAGACGGCCGAGCGGTTAATTGGCATTCACAAGGTAGGGGACGAATGGCTCGCATACGGTCGGGGCAACTGAGGCGCCTGGTCACTATCCAGACCAGCACGCCGACGATTGATGCAGACGGGGAGTCGATAGCCTCGTGGTCGAGATGGATGCGCAATGTGCCCGCGAAGATCGAGACACAAGGAGGAGGCGAGACGAGACGCGGCGAGGGAATCGAGGCGGGAATCTCGCACACGGTGACGATTCGGCATCTCGACGACGTGTCACCAAAGATGCGACTAAAGACAGACGACGGGCGGCTTTTGAATATCGATCGCGTCACAGATCCAGACGGCTACCGCCGCGAACTGGTGCTGATTTGCCGCGAGGTAGACGACAAATGACCGCCACGGTCACGGGACTCAATGTAATCGATAAGCGATTTGACGCCCTCACCGGATCGAAGCAGAGGAAGTACCTACGGCAAGGCGCACGAGCAGCGGGCTCGGCGATGATCAAAGCAACCAAGCGACTCATTCCTGACCGCAAGTCGAGGAACAAGGATGGCAAGCTAACCGGGCTCAAGCGTTCGATGATGCAAGTGCCGTCGAGCAAATGGAAGAACTCCGCAGAACTCGCGCGGAAAGGCATCATCGGCTCTCGCATTGGATTTCGGAAACGCGGCGGCGCACACGCTCATCTGGTGGAACGAGGGCACCGAATCGTCACGGTAAAGGGCAAAGACACAGGCAAGCGAGCGAGGCCGAGGCCGTTCATGCGACCTGCGAGGGACTCAAGCAAGGGCGAAATGCGGCGAGCGTTTCAGACCAAGATCATCAACGGCATCAAGGCGAATACGGGATGAGCAACGCAGGCCGAGGGTTTCGGACGTATCTGCTCACCAAGTCGGGCGTCACCGACGAGGTGGGGACGCGGATACATCGCGACCACTTGCCGCAAGATCCGACGCTTCCGGCCGTTGTGTTTCATGTTATCAGCGATGTGAAAGAGCATCACATGGGCGGGGCGTCATTGCTGGCAATGGCACGGGTTCAGCTCGACGTGATCGCTGAGACATTCGGCGCGGCTCAGGACGCGGCAGAAGCAATACGAAACGCGGCTGACGGATACAGCGGCACGATGGGGAGCGAATACGCCCAGACATGCCAGCTCGATTCGCAGCAACACGAAGCGGAAGACCCGCAAGACGCCAGCGATGCGTATCGCTGGGTGATCTCGCAGGACTGGATTATATCGATAACCGAAACGGCACCAACACTATAGGGGAAGCGGCATGACAGTCAGAACGGGTACGGGTTGCTCACTTGCGATGGGGACAACCGACTACGACGTTGAGATCCTCAGCGCCAACTTCTCGGGCCAAGAGGTGCCGGTCGTCGATACCTCTCACCTCGGGACCACGGGCACGCGAACGAAGGTTATGGCCGACTTGAAGGAACCCGGAACGCTCGAGGTTGAGTTTCATGTTGACCCGGACAAGCTCGACACGCTCAACACGGCGATCGGGCTGGCGCAAACGATGACGTTTACCTTTAAGAAGGTCTCAGGCGAAGCTACCGCCGCGACTCTTGCCGGTAGCGGTGCAATCAGTGCCCACAACTTCACGATCCCGCTCGAGGATAAGTGCGTGGGTAATTACACGATCAGTTGGCTCGGGGCTGTTACACCGACGGACGCAAGCTAGATGGCACTTTCAATTGACGCGGCGATTGCTGCGGAAGACGGTCGCACAGTTACTGTCGCTTGCCCTGAATGGGGCGGCGACGTGTGCTTAAAAACTATGACATCGGCCAAGTTTGATGAGTTCGAGGCCAGGCTAACCTTCGGCAAAGACAACCCAGAGCTTCTGGCTGGGCTTCGCGCAGGGTATGTGGCCGCGTGCTGGGCGGATGCGGACGGCAAGCGGCAGGCGATCACGGATGATCAGTTGGCGAAGTTGAGCG